TAATATTCTTATTTTTTTCTAAATAATCATCTGGATTAAAACGAATAAATATAATTTGACGATGTTGAACATCTTGAGATAATTCCATCAATCTTTTATTTTCACAAGAACAGTCATAACTCTCATGTTGATTTTCATCCACCTCTACAATTATTATCTGATATCCTAAATCAAGAAATAAATCAGGTCTTCTTCTTGAACATCCATCTTGAACTCTTTTATCAGATACCCAAGTATATTTCTCTAAAGGGAAATGTTCAAGAACATACTCTTTAACAGCAGTTTCTTTTGTTTTATAATTGCGAGCATTGGGTTTGTCTGGAAATAAATGAATGAAACAATTTAGACAGTGACCTTCATATCGTGGATTTGCTACTGTTTCACACCACGAAGATTTACATAGTGCAGAACCCCCACATTGTTTGCAATGAGATTTTCTCTTTTTATGTGGGCAAATTCTTCCGCCTTCGCATGGAACGCATTGATATCTTATTTTATTGTGCTCGCATATATTATTTCCCTTACAGCTTACACAATCTGCTTTAATTTTATTATGAGGACAAACTTGACTTCCTTCACATGTTAAACATCTATCTTTTCTTATTTGATGTTCACATATCTGAGCCCCTTGACATGTAATACAATATTCTCTCCTTTTGTTATGTTCGCATAATTCATTCCCATTACATATTGTGCACCTTGATTTAAGTTTATTATGAATGCAGATACTTCCACCTTTACAGGTTGTACAGCGACTCCTTCTTTTTCTATGTTCACAGATTGAAGTTGAATTAGAACATAATGTACACTGTTGTTTAATACGATTATGAGAACAAATAGAAGCTCCCTTACATTGTTTGCATATAGATTTTTGCTTATTATGGGAACAGATTCCTTTTCCTTTGCAATCTATGCAAAGATATTTTTGTTTATTATGAGGGCATTTTTTTCTGATATAGTTAGGTTTCTCTTCTGACATCCCGATATATTAATTTTATAGATTAACATATAAATCAAATTTTATGATTCAATCCTCCGGTTTATACTATTTTTCATATTAGTTCTAATTATTTTAGACCCTTCTTATTGAGAAGTAAATAATTAATAATTATTTATAATATATCTTCCGACAATATTTTTATATATTTTGAAAATCTAAAAATCAGAAAATAATTAATTTGTATTTTTTCCAAAATTATTTTCTTAGTTAGTGATATAACCACAGATGACAGGGGGAGGTCTTATGCAATTAGTAGCTTATGGTGCTCAGGATGTATATCTTACTGGCAACCCACAAATCACCTTTTTCAAGGTTGTCTACCGCAGACACACCAACTTCGCCATGGAGTCCATTGAAAATCCCTTCAACGGTGCCCCTAACTTCGGTAAGAAGGTGACCTGCACCATCCAACGCAACGGTGACCTTATCCACCGCATGTACCTCCAGGCTGTTCTTCCTCAAGTCCAGCTCCAATCCACCGATGGTTCTGGTGCCCAGTTCCGTTGGCTCAACTGGATTGGCCACAATCTTATCAACTATGTTGAGATTGAAATCGGTGGTCAACGCATTGACAAGCACTATGGTCAATGGCTCCACATCTGGAACGAACTTACCCAGGAGCCTGGTAAGCAGGCCGGTTATGCCAAGATGGTAGGTAATGTTCCTGAACTCACTAACTGCATCTACCAGGGTGGTTCCACTTGTGACAATGACTGCTACGCTGGCGAACCCCTCACTTCTGAAGTGGTTACCAGCTGCACTCCCATGTACACTCTCTATGTCCCTCTCCAGTTCTGGTTCTGCCGCAACCCTGGTCTTGCTCTCCCTCTCATTGCTCTCCAATACCACGAAGTGCGCATCAACCTTGAGTTCAACACCCTCAACAACCTCTGCTGGGACTATGCCACTGGTTCTGACCCCCACTCTGTCCGCAACCGTGTTGGCCAATGCGGTCTTGCTGCTGCCTCTCTCTATGTAGATTACATCTACCTTGATACTGATGAGCGCCGCAAGTTCGCCCAGGTCTCCCACGAGTACCTCATTGATGTTCTCCAGTTCACTGGCGGTGAATCCATCACCAGCAGCAGCAACAAGCTCAAGCTCAACTTCAACCACCCTTGCAAGGAGCTCATCTGGGTTGTCCAACGCGATTCATTCGTCAGCTGTGATGATGCCATCATCAACTGCTGGAAGGGTCAACAGCCCTTCAACTACTCTGACTGGTGGGACCGCGCCTGCCTCGAGTCTGGTTACTCCGTGACTCGCGTTGAAGGTATGGCTGGTAAGAACCCTACTATCACTGCTCTCCTCCAGCTCAACGGCCATGACCGTTTCTCCATGCGTGAGGGCAACTACTTCAACTGGGTCCAGCCTTACCAACACCACACCAACATCCCTGCTGTTGGTATCAATGTGTACTCCTTTGCTCTCCAGCCTGAACAACACCAACCCAGCGGCACCTGCAACTTGTCCCGTATTGACAACACTACCCTCCTCCTCACTGTCAGCAACAACGCTGTCGGCCTCAACCTCAGCTCCACTGTATATGTCTATGCTACCAACTACAATGTGCTCCGCGTGATGTCTGGTATGGGCGGTTTAGCGTACAGTAATTAAACATTTGCCAATCCCCCCAGTTGGTTTTATATTATATTTCTATTTTTGTAAAATATAGTTAAATATTAGCGTATAAATTTGATTTTAATATTCACTTTAAATGTTATTAGATATTTAAAATGGAAGAAGATACAGTTAAAAATAAAGTAGGGCGACCAAGTAATCCAGTTGTATATAAGAATGTTGAATATAATGATAAAAAATATACTATTGGTAAAGTAAAACATAATGATTCATTTGTATATTTTGTAATTGATGAAGGAGATTATGTAAAAATTAAAGATTATAGTTGGCATTATACATCAAATAAATATATAAGTCATAATATTACAATTAATAATGAACATAAAGCACTATATCTCCATAATATGATTATGAATCGTTTAGGATTTCCAGGAAAGGGTTCAAAAGAATCAGTTGACCATATTAATAGAATTGGTTTAGATAATCGTAAAGAAAATCTTAGAATTATATCACAATCAGAACAAAATCTTAATCAATCAAAGAGGAAACGAAAAGTTGACCTACCAGCTGATTCAGGAATAACATCAGATGATATTCCAAAACATATTTGGTATGTAAAAGCAAATGGGAATCATGGTGATAGATTTGCTATTGAATTTAAAACAGAGAATATTACATGGAAAACGACAAGTTCTAAAAGTATTCCATTAAAGGATAAACTTCAATTAGCAAAAGATAAATTACAAGAATACTATAAAGAGTTTCCTTATTTAAATCCTGATAATACGGAATTAAATAATAAAATAAAAGAATTAACTGATTCTTATAATGAGATAATCAAATTATAAAGTATAATTTATTTAAATAGAATGAAACATATTCAGAAAAACAGGACTAAAAAAAGGAAAATGAGGCAACAATTCCGAAAAAGGAATCAGACTCTGAAAAAGGGCGGACAAAGTCCGTTGAATTTAGGATTAGAAGTCCGATATCAATCAGGAGTAGTCCGAGGACAGACTTTTACAAAGGAGGAAACAGAGTCCGAACCACAAGTCTTTTTTAAACCAGAAGAAGGAAAACTCTATACAATACTAATGTGGGACCCTGATGCTCCAGCAAAACCATCGTGGATTCATTGGATAGTAACTAATGTAGAATCGGCAGAACAAATTCCGCAACATATAGTTCTATCCTATCAAGGACCTAATCCTCCCTCAGGAACTCACCGATATTATTTCGGACTTTTTGAACAAATCCAAGGAAAAATTAGTCCAATGATTTCTGGGGTGCGAGGAGGATTTGATTATGAGGAGTTTATCCGAGAGAATAATTTTAAAAAAGTTGGAGAAGTATATTTTAAAGTTTCTATATAATTTTATCTTCCTATCCATAACTTACAAATAGCAGTATTGTATTTATGTCTTCTAATTATATTTAAACTATCAATTAGAGAAAAACTTGTAAATGACATAGGATAATTTGTATGAATATTACCAAATAAGGATTTGCTATTTATATTCTCTGCATTTAATATTATACCGATTAATCTTTCAATACACATTCGTTGTTCTCTTGTTTTAATAATATTAACGAATGTTTCAAAACATTTATATTTTTCTTCAATTCTATTAAGAATATTAATATTTATTATGGATGAAGCACCAAAACATCCTTGCCATTTATATTCATGTAATGATTTTAATAGAATATCTTTATTTTCTAATTGTTGTATAATATTTTCTACTTTCTCTAAATTAAGACATATTATATTATTAAAATTCCAAAACATAGAAAAATTATATTGTAATTCATTTTTAAGAAAAGGTCTTATTACATACATACTATCATGTAGAAAAATCATATTATCAGACCATTTATATTTATAAAAATAATAATAAGGTAATGATTCACCA